TTAGTGCATGAAGTGCACACTTCGGAACGACGTTCATTCAGAGGATGTCGTAGGCGCTGGCATTGGGTGTTTCAGGACTTCTACTACCCACTCGTGACTGCTAAGCCGCTTGAGTTTGGTATAGCCTTCCACAACGCAATGGAAGTGAAGTACAATCCTGACACGTGGCGAATGCCTAAGCAAGTTGTTGAGAATGCTGCCATCGAGATGTTCGTCAAGACGTGCAACGAGCACAAGGCGAATTACTTTGGCGAGAAGAACACGCAGTACTTCAACGACGCTGACGTAGAGAAGGACTTCAAGGAACGCGTCGAGCTCGGCGTAGGAATGCTGAAGTACTACTTCAAGGACGTCGCTCCGGAGTACGACAAGCATCTGAAGCCTGTACGAGTTGAGGTTGAGTTTCTCGTGCCGATTCAGAATCCTGACACAGGTGAGTATCTCTTCTGCAAGTGCAAGCGCTGCATGAAGACTATCGATGAGTATGTCAAGTTCTGGGGACATCCAGAAGCTTGGTCTGGTGCGGAGACCGAAGAGTACGAGTCCCTATTAGAGCACGGTCTCATTGTTGTCCTAGCAGGACGAATCGACATGCTGGCGGAGGATCAGTATGGACAGTACTGGATCGTCGATTGGAAGACCACAGCTCGTCTATCACGCGGAGACGTATCTGGTCAAGATCGGGATGAATTCCTGGATCTTGACGACCAGATTGGATCTTATGTTATGGCCCTTAGACGTAAGCTTGGGCTCAACGTACGTGGCTTCATCTATGTTGAACTGAAGAAAGCCTTCCCACAGCCTCCGCAACGCAATACCAACCAACGTATGGGTCGCTGGTTTTCAGTCAACAAGATGCAAGCTGTTGACTACGATACGTACCTTCGAACCGTTAAGGAAGAGGACCCACAAGCCTACGAGGCAGGCTTGTATGACGAGTTCCTCAACTATCTGAAGGAATCTGGCGAGCGTTTCCACGGTCGATACCAGATAGCTAAGACAGACCAAGAGCTGGAAGAGATTGAGAGAAACCTGTTCAATGAAGCGGCAGATATGGTTGATCCTAATCTTCGCGTATATCCTAGTGCTGGTCGTTTTTCTTGTGGCTTCTGTGCGTTCAGACAGCCGTGCCTCGAGAAGAATCGTCAAGGGGACTATCAGTACATGCTTGACACACTGTTCGAGAAGCGTGACAAGCATTACTGGGTCAAGGAACTTTCAACAGACAAACAAGGAGGCGAGTAAGTGAGTACGGCTCTAACGGAAAAGACACTTGGTGGACTCAAAGTCATTCCGGTTCAGAAGCGTGCAGCGTTCATCAACATCCTGCTCTACGGAGATAGTGGTGTAGGTAAGACTGTACTTGCAGGTAGTGCAGATGCTTGTCCTGATCTGCGACCTGTACTGATGATCGACTTCGAGGGAGGTACTGAGTCGCTTGTGCGATCGTACCCCAATGTCGATCAGGTACGAGTCGAGACGTGGAAGGAGATGCAGGCAGTCTACGACGAACTGTATCGAGGCAAGCATGAGTACCAGACTCTGATCCTTGACTCTCTGACCGAGATTCAGAAGTTCAACATGTACTCCATCATGGAGGAACTGGTAAACGAGAAGCCTGATCGAGAGATCGATGTCCCCTCGATGCGTGAGTGGGGTCGTAACCTCGAGCAGATGCGACGTTTCGTTCGTGCCTTCCGAGACCTGAAGATGAATACGATCTTCACGGCACTCAAGAAGGAAGACAAGAACGAGAAGACGGGTATGGTGACTACAGCACCTAGCCTGTCAGGTAAGCTGGCTGGCGAAGTAGCAGCGTTCCTCGACATTGTCGGGTACTACTACGTTAAGCCTGTAGATGGCGAAGAGCAGCGTTTGCTCCTCACCAAGAAGACCGAGACGATCATCGCAAAGGATCGTACCGGTTTGCTCCCGCAGGTCATGATGAACCCGACCATGCAGGATCTGTTTGATGCAATCAACAACCGATGAAAGGTATGAACGGTAATGGCTGGAAAGACTAAGAGCGACAGCATGCTCCCCGAGGACAGTTCTGACACCAGTTTCGATGTCAGTAACCTTCGTGTGAACTTCTCCGATCAGGAGGCTTCTTCCGAAGCTCGTGAGTTCACGCCTGTCCCGTCGGGCAAGTACCCGTGCTACATCACGGACTACGAGCTCAAGCGTTCCAACTCTGTCAAGAACAACGGCAAGCCCTACTGGGCTCTCACGCTCTCTGTCAAGGAGGGCAAGTACGAGGGTCGGAAGTTCTTCGCCAACGTGATGCTGTTTGATGGAGCCCTGTACTCCCTTGCTCAGCTCTGCAAGGCTCTTGGCGGTGAGTGGGAGCAGGCGCTCAACACTGGCAACATCCCTCACGGCGATGGTCTCGTCGGTCGGGAAGTTACCGCTGTAGTGGTCAAGAAGGTTGACACCTACAAGATCGAGAAGGGCGAGTGGGATGAGTCCTCCGGCGAGCCTCGACCGATGAAGAACGAGGTGACTGGCTTCAAGCCCATCGAAGCCGGAGCCATCTCGGGAGGCAGTGGTAGCAACAGCCTCATGCCGTGAGGTAGGTAACACCAACTAGAGGGGCCTCAGCTGGGATCACAGCGTAGGCTTGAACGACAAGACACAGCAAGCTAGTTGCGCCCTCACTCACGAAAGGTCTGAAGTGGAAGTTCTTGGCATCAACGCCGAAACAGATACTCGAAGGGAAAGGTTCCTTCGAGTTGTATTCGGTAGTCATACTGACGGATACTTCTGCATTGCTTACGGACCTAAGAACAGGAACCCTAAAGGCTTCAGGGAAGAGTTCTTTCGCTACCCTGAAGAGATACCTCAGGCGCTTCAGCTCATCAATGAAGTGTACCAAGGTCACAACGTTTGGTTCTGTCCGCATCTGTTCGTTAGCAAGCGAAGGAAGAAGGAGAATGTCCTCTACACACCATCAGCTTGGTCAGACCTAGACAATTGTGGTCCTGAGAGTCTATTCATCGAACCTACAGTTCTCATTGAGTCCTCGCCAGGACGATATGCAGGACTATGGATGTTCGAACGAGATGTAGATCCCGACGACGCAGAAGCTCTCTCACAGAGGATCGCATACGCTCACGCCGAAGACGGTGCCGACCGTAGCGGTTGGGATCTTACGCAGCTGCTCCGTATGCCGTTCACCTACAACTACAAGTACGCAACGACACCCATCGTTACACCTATCGAGATCAACCGGAAGCGCTACCGTCTGGAAGACTTCGATGAGGATTACCCACAGGTTGCAGGTTATGCGCACGTCGAGGTTAGACCACTTCCACAGACCACAGAGGGACTAACTGCTGAGGACTTGCTAGAGAAGCGACGTCTTCAGCTGAGCCCAACTATTTGGCGCCTGTACAACGAGAAGCTCCCTGCAGAAGCTTCATGGAGTGAACCGCTCTGGAAGCTCATGATGTACTTGTTCGAAGCTGGCTACGATGCCGAACAGATCTTTGTCATCGTGCAAGAGGCTGGATGCAACAAGTACGAGAAGAAGGGCATGCCTCTTCAGATGCTTTGGAAGGATGTGCTACGTGCTGAGACTAAGTTCAAGGCGCAAAGCAATCCTGCTGAGGCACACAAGGCTGACTACATCGAGAAGGAACTTGTCACGGACGAGGAGCGTCAAGCTGTGATGAGTGAGGACTCTTTCGTAGAGAGGTACATCGAATGGGCAAAGAGTCTTGGAGACGCTGCTCCGCAGTATCACCAGGCAGGAGCCTTCACTGCGCTAAGTGCACTCCTGGCAGGATCAGTGGAGTTGCCGACGAGCTTCGGGAACATCAAGCCGAACCTGTGGTTCATGATCCTAGCGGATACAACGTTGACACGGAAGTCGACAGCGATGGACATCGCAATGGATCTAGTCACTGAGATCGACGAAGACGTTGTCATGGCTACAGACGGTTCGCTAGAGGGTATGATGACTAGCTTGTCCACAAGGGCAGGTAGGCCTAGTGTCTTCCTTCGTGACGAGTTCAGTGGCTTGCTCGAGATGATCACTAAGAAGGACTACTATGCTGGTATGCCTGAAACGCTCACGAAGCTGTACGATGGCAAGATGCAGAAGCGTGTGCTGAGGAAGGAGTCCATTGAAGTCAAAGACCCATGCCTTCTTGTGTTTGCTGGTGGCATCAAGAATAAAATCACAGGACTGCTTAGCTTCGAGCACGTGTCATCTGGATTTATGCCACGCTTTATCTTCATTACAGCGGAATCCGACATCACAAGAGTTAAGCCTCTTGGTCCGCCAACAGACTGGACAGATGAGACTCGAGTCGCCATCAAAGACGAGCTGACGGATCTCTATACGTACTACAACCGTACGACACCTATGACAATCAAAGGTACTTCCCTGACCTTTGATGCTCGTATTAAGTTCCAGGCAAAGCTCACTGCGGAAGCTTGGGCAAGATACAATCTGTTAGAGACGCAGATGCTTGACGCTGGTGTTAATATGGATCGATCTGAGATCATGACGCCAGTCTACGATCGTCTTAGCAAGTCAATTCTCAAAGCAGCTGTCCTGCTAGCCTGCTCAAGACAGAAGAACGACCCTGTGGTCGTTGAGGAGTCCGATATTATTCGGGCAGCTGTCTATGGGGAAAGCTGGCGAATGTATGTACGCGAAGTTATGGACAACGTAGGTAAGGGTCAGACAGAGCGCCTGTATGATAACATCATTAAGGCTATCCAACGTAAGCCCGGTCTGACTCGATCGAACATTATGCAGTCCTACCACCTCTCGGCCCGAGAGACAACTGCAGTGTTCGAAACGCTAGAGCAACGAGGACTACT